TAAAAACAAGAAAGAAGCATACATTCATCCTGATTGGGCAAAGTTCAATACTATGAAGGATAAACTCAATGTAATTCCTTTATATCCTGAAGTAAAGGGTAATAGATTTATATTTGAGTTTAATGATTATGAGCCTACATTCCAATTCTATGGTTTACCTGATTATGTTGCTGCATTAGAGCATATTGCAGTTGATTATGAGATTGGTAAATGGAATCACACAAAATTTAAAAATGGCTTCCAACCATCTGCAATCGTTGAGATTAGTGGAGATATGGGTGAAGAAGAAGCAAAGAAATTAGTACACGAAGCACAGAAGAAGTTTGTAGGAGATGGGAATAATGGTAAGATTATGTTTATCGTTAAGAATGGAGATACTTCTCAGGCTAATGTACAGATAATAAAAGATGACCAAGAAGGTAGTTGGATAGACTTACAGAGAATAACCGACCAAAACATTGTAACTGCTCACAGATGGCAACCATCATTAAGTGGTTTAGTTAGTTCAGGTAAGATGAATAATACAGGTAGTGAGATTAGAATTGCTTATGATTTAGCAATGACTACTGTTATTAAAGATACTTCTGATTTACTTTTAAATGGTATTAAAACAATACTATATAAAGAATTAGGTTTCTTACCTGAAGATTTAATAATTCATTATGAGCCACCAATTAGTTTTGCTACTCAGATTGACCCATCAAAAATCCTTACAATTAATGAGCAAAGAAGATTGTTAGATGAGGACTTACCAATGCTTGTAGAGGGTGATATGTTCTTAACTGATAGAGAGCAAATTATTGTAACAAGAGATGATGATGCTGATGGTGTTGGAGATGACAATGCAGGTGATTTAAGTGTAACTGAAAAAACAGAATAACTATGGCAAATGTAAATCAATATAAAACACTAGCAACAGCAGGAGAGGTTATAAGTAATAGTTTTACTAACGCTAATACTGACCCTGCTTTAATTTCTACTAATACTATATTGCTTTCTGAATTAGCACATTTAAAAAGTGCTATTGGGAAGAAGTTTTACGAGGAATTAAAAACACAAAACAATGGTGGTACTTTAACTACTGCAAATCAAACTTTAATGGATGACTTCTTAGTTAGAACTCTATGTTGGTTTGCAAGATTTGAGGTAATTAATGAAATTCAAAGTAATAGTAGTAGTGCAGGTATTGTTCACAATATTGATGAGTTTTCTACTATTATTGACCCTTCTGAATTAAATGCTTACAAGCAAGATACTTACAGAAAGGCTGAGATATACTTAAAAGATATGATAGAGTTTCTTGATGACCCTGATAATAGTGGTGATTACCCTACATATACTGCTAATGCACCTTGTAATACAACTACATACAAGAATCACGGAATTATAATGTACGATAGTATATACTCAAGACCTCGTAGAAATTATGATAGTTGGAAGAATTATTGTCCTGAATGTTAAAATAAATATATAAATGGCTGCAAACGAACATAAAAATCTAACTGATATAAATAGGCATAATCCAATGGGATTTGAAAATGCTACCAATGATACTTTATTAAGTAAAGATTCAGGTACATCTGCTACAGGTACTGATGGTAATTTAGTTTGGTTGCCTAAAAGTAGTGTAAAGACTACTGTAGTTCCAATAAAAGGATATACTACTAGTAATGGTAGCACCTATGAATATGCACAACAAATGACTGATGCTCAATCACCATTTGAACATAATGTTGATTATGGTAGTGGTACAGTTGGTGATGCAACTTTAGATGTTAGTGATATATTTAGAGCAGGAGGTTATGTTTCTCATAGTAATTGCAATGTAAATAAGATAAGTGGTTGGTTAGTTGGTAATGCTGCTACTGTTGCTACTCTAGCGATATGTAAGATAACACCTGTTAATAATAACGCAACACCATTAACACCAATACTTTTAGATGAAATTGCAATAACCTGTACTACTAATGATAAATTACAAAGTATAAGTGAGATTACATTCAGTAATGATAGTTTACTTGAGGGAGATATTGTTTTCGCTATGATTAAGGCAGATGTAACAGGGAGGGTTATATTCTTTAATGTAACAATGGAATTATCTTATGACAACTAAAGAGGAGATAGTATCAATGAAGAAAGACATTAGTTCAATAAATGAAAAGATAGATAGTTTAGATGATAAGTTAGATATGCTTACAGAAAGATTACTTAATCCTGATACAGGAGTTACTGCAAGAGTAAACAGAAACACAGCAATGAGAAAAGTATTAGTTAAGGCAATGTGGTTGATTTATACAGTAACTATAGGTTCTTTAGTAGCATTATTCACAAAAATATAAAAAATAAAATAAAATAATATGGCAACAACAATAGTACCTTCAAATTTAACAGTAACAATATCAGAGTCATACACTCTTAATGGGGTGGATTATGGTAATACAATGAATAAGACTTACATTGATAACGGACAGGTATCTCAAAGAATTATGACTATTGCAGCAGAAGGTGATGGTGGAACTTGGACAGATATATTGGCTTTATCAACTGCTGATGGTCAGGGTCAGGTAGTTAAAACAGAATACAAATACTTTAGAATCACTAACTTAGATGATACACATACATTGCATTTTAGAGTTGCTACTGATACAAATGAATTTCACTCATTTGAGGTTACTCCTTCAAGTAGTTTCTTGTTAATGGATGCAGGTGTAGATTATACTACTACATCAGGTGCTGCTATAACATTTAAAGATATAATAGCAATAGCAGGTCAATCATCTCACGCTACTGAATCTTTAGATGTTGAATTTGTAATGGTTACTTCTTAATATGCCTTGCTACGAGTGTGAAAATGGTAGTTGGAGGTTTGGCGAAACAGGTGGATGTGATTATTCTAGTAAGTCAGAGTGTGAAACTGCTAACAAAGATTATTATGCAGCAGAAACTTATAATGACTATCCACAAGCAGCAACTAATAACGCTAAGAGGGCTATAAAGTACAAAGAAGAAAACGGAAGTGATTGTGGTACTCAGGTAGGTTGGACTAGAGCAAGACAATTAGCAAATAGAGAAAAACTTTCAAGAGATACTATTGCTCGTATGGCATCATTTAAAAGACATCAACAGCATAAAGATGTACCTTATGATGAAGGATGTGGAGGTATTATGTGGGATGCTTGGGGAGGAGATGCAGGTGTTAATTGGGCTATAAAAAAGTTAGAACAAATTGATTCTGAAAATAAAATTAAAGAAGATTTTGAAAGTTTTTTTGAGGAGATTATTAAATCTATTAAAGAGAATAAATAAAGTGGAATTAAAATACTTTAAAAGAAGTGAGTTTAATTGTAAGTGTGGTTGTAACACTAATTACATTAATGAAAACTTCTTAGAGATGATGGATAGAGCAAGAAGGATTGCAGGAGTTCCATTTAAAATCAATAGTGGTTATAGGTGTGAAAAACATCCATTATCAATAAGCAATCCAACAAGTTCACATATTAAGGGTATTGCTGCTGACATTAAATTTACTGATGGTAAAAACTTAGCATTAATTCTTGGAGGATTAGGTGGTGTAGGATTTGAAAGATTTGGTATAGACTTTAAAAACAAGTTTATACACGCTGATTGTGATGAGGACAAAACAAACCCTTGTATTTGGGGTTATTAAACTGAATATTAACTAATTAAATATATATTATGAATTTTATTACAGAAAATTGGATTGAACTATTAGTTGGCTTAATGGCTTTCGCTAAAGTTATTACTAATTTAACTCCAACAGAAAAAGACAACAAAATCTTTGGTTGGTTAGATACTATGATTGATGCTCTAGTGCCTAATTATACAAAGAAAAAATAATGATACCTCAATGGGTGGGGTCTATGCTACTTAAGGGTGGTGTAAAGCCAATAACAGACTTATTGAAAGCAGTTAAAGAACTGTTTACAGACACAAAAGGTAAGTGGAGTAGCAAGAGAACTATTAGTGGTGTAATAGTTTTGTCTGCAAGTTTATATATTGAGAAAAATGGTATTGATACTAATGCACTAATACTTACAGGATTAGGTGTTTTACCTTTATGTTTTTCAGTATTTGAAAAAAATAATAATAAATGTACCGATAATTGTAAAAAATAATTATCTTTGCATAGACTTTGAGGGGGTTGTGTCCTTCTTTGTTTTCAAAATTGTTTATAGTTTTCAAGAGTGGGATGTTTAAAAACATCTCACTTTTGTATTATATAAGCATTTTTTTTCGTAATATTGCCTCATAACCAATACTTTAAACAATGAAACAATATGGTAAAAGATTAAGGCTTTCAGAAGAAGAAGTTGAAATGATTTATGAGAATAGAGCAGAAGATACTACTAACTTCAATGGCAACACTGCATTAGACATACACCTATCAGAGAGGGGTATAAAAAAGAAAGATGTAGTTTCTGTAAAACATTGGCAATCTGCTAGTGGAGAATTTAGATTCAGTATTGTAACTAAGGAAGATTTAACTGCAAACGAAAATGACATCTTAGGTAAGGTTGAGAGTTTTATAGAAAATCATTCACCACACTATCCATCTATAAAGAGAGAGATAAAACAATCCAATCACTTATTAGTTATAAATCCTGCAGACATTCACATAGGTAAATATGCTAGTCATACTGAAACAGGTGATGGTTATAATGTAGAGATTGCTTGTAATAGGGTTTTAGAAGGCTTAGAAGGACTTATAGAAAAATCTAAAGGCTTTGATGTAGATAGAGTGTTATTCTGCATAGGTAATGATGTTCTACATATAGATAATGTTTACAACACTACGACAGCAGGTACAAATCAGGATGTAGATGGTAAATGGTGGGAACACTTTGAAGTTGCTCTAGCACTATATGTTAAGTGTGTTGAGATACTAAGAGAGGTAGCACCTGTAGATATTATTCATTCAATGAGTAATCACGATTATCAGAGTGGCTTCCATTTGGCACACGCATTAAAGAGTTGGTTTAGAAATGACAGAGAGGTTACATTTGACATATCAGTAGCACACAGGAAGTATTATAGGTATGGTAAGAATCTAATAGGTTTGGAACACGGAGATGGTGCTAAGATGGACAACTTACCTCTTTTAATGGCTCAAGAGCAACCGAAAATGTGGAGTGAAACTAAGTATAGGTATTGGTATTTACATCACTTACATCACAAGGTAAAACATAAATGGAGAGATGCTAAAGACTTTATTGGAGTAACTGTAGAGTATATGCGTAGTCCATCAGGAACTGATAGTTGGCACTCAAGAAAAGGATTTTCAGGA